TACGTCGACGGTAATGTCCAGTTGAAAGAAGGGAGTTATTTCGACACTGAAAATTTACAAATTCTCACTGAAAATACGGGACTCAATGTCATTCGCGCCCGTGAACAGAGTGATCTCGCGTTCAGGTTCGGTGAGATTGCCAGCTTTGAACGCGTGCGTTTCACGAGTGCAGGAGGCGTGGGCATCGGTACGAATGCCCCAAATAAACTTTTGCATCTCTACGATGACACAGTGAGTGACATCACCCTTCTCAACTTGGAATCCCCCGCGGGTGCGAGTGCATCGAAATACACGGGACTCCAACTCACGACGGACCGTGGGTATGGGGCTTTCCTGAAGGCTCAAAAGGGGGCCACGAGCAACAGCGTCGTCCTCGGGTACGTCGATAACGACGTGCACGTGCCCGGTATCTATGTAGGTGAGGACGGCCACGTGGGTGTGGGTACATCTGCCCCGCGTGCGAACATTCACGTGTACGATAGCAACATTTTAGTGGAACACACGACGAGCAACGCCATGGTGGAATTCAAAACCAACGGAGCCACGTCGAACATTTACATGAACGCCCTGGACGATGACATGTACATCCACCCCGCGGGTGGCAACGTCGTCATACAGGGGTCGCTCACCGTGCAACAGGATATTGATTTCGGGGGACGCATCGAGTTTGGTGACGCCGTCGGTATTCAAATCGCCCAACCACAGGCACCGCTCCACGTGAACGGTGGAACCATCACGAACTCGGACCAGGTGGCGAAAAAGACGTACAGTGCGACGTTCACGGCGAGGGACACGGTGGATAAAAACATTAAACTCACCTTTGGAAACGGAGCATTCTATGCAAAAATTACAGCCATGCTGCGCTACGTGCCCGATGGAAAGTACATCAACACGATGATTCTCGAGGTACAAGGTGGGCACTCCAATAACACACAAACGTCTACTATTCCGATTGCAGTGGGTACTAAAAATATTTTTGGTGGCTCCAACCCTTACCCGTGGAACCGCGTCTTACGAGACATGACGGCGACCACTGTTGGTTTGCAACCCGCGGTATCTCGACCACTCTCCGGGGCAGATGCCGATGCCTACTACTATGACATTTTCGTGGAACTCACCACGTCCTGTGGTGGGAAATTGGTGAACATTAAACGGGACACCGAAACTAAAGCTGAATTCACATACTAGTTCTTTGCCATGGGGGAAAACCCCATGGGAGAGAATTTTTTTTACATACTGTCCATCAGCGCCAAAACAATCACTCCGACGATGAAGAAAAGGATGACGTAGTTGCACTCCGTCTCACCTTCCATCATGGTGGGAACACGTTCTGGACTGGGCTTGGGCCCGGTGGCCTCTGCGACTTGCTTTGGACGAGCGGGTTCCTCGTCCAGGGGGCACATACACAATGCCATCATCCTGTGTTATATTATCTAAAGATTTATTTCTGTCTTCTTCTTCCGACCCCTCTTCTTCGGTTTATCCTTTTCCTGAACGTTCACCTCCTTGACGTCGCTGTCCTCCGAGACGTCCTCCATGTCCGCCGCAAACTCTTCCGTCACGATGTCCGAGATGTCATCTTCGATGTCCGGCGTCGGCTCGCGCACTGGTACCTGCGTGCTGTTCATCGGTGGTGGCGGGGGCATCATGATGTTCCCCATCAAGCTGGAGATGTCGATACCCGGACCTCGCATCTCGTAGCTGCCATCGCCCGCAGATCCCTGCGCCGCTGACGGGGCTCGCGCGCGCGGCACGGCGTTCTGTACGGCGGCCACCATGCTCTGTTGCAGACCGGGGTTTTGTTTCAAAACATCTTGAAGATTGGGTACAGCCGCCTTGAACATGGAGTTGGTCAAGTGGAACATCATCGCAGAGCCACCGACCATCATCAAGAGCTTCACTTCGGGGGCAACCTGCATCTTCTGTCCGTACTTCACGTGAAGTTCCTCGAACACGCCATCGTAATCGTCGAGGTTTTCCATAATGGATTCAGACCAGCCCTCGAGTTGAAGCTCGAACGGGTTGTATCGCTTATTGAGAAACTCCAATCCCGTGGCCGTGGCCACCAACGCCCGTCTGGAAAACTTAATGCTCTGGTCGACGTCGATGGTGTACGTGATTCTCTTGTACTCGTTGCGCAAATCCTCCACCGGACTGTATGCGTTGAGACGCTTGTTCACGTTGAACCCCTTCCGTTCGAGACGCGCCAACTTGTTCAAAATGTCCATCTTTTCAGCATCGATGGAGGAGTAGCCCGCGGACGGTTCCTCCTGTTGCGCGTCGTAGCCGCCACCGTAGGCGCCGTCGTCGTCGTCGTTAAAGTCCACATCCGCGTCGACGTCATCTTCGTCGTGTTGCGGGTACGCGGGTTCCGTTTGTTTATAAGGATTCACGAATGCATCAATTTCCTCCTGACGTTCCACCGATGGTCTCGGGGGTCGACCTCCAGGCGCGGACGGCCTCGGGACCCGTTTCGGTTTAGGCGTTGAAATTTGAATTTCATCCATGAGTCGTTGTTCAGTGTCGTCGAGCTTCATGACATTGGTTTGACCTCTGTCGAGCACGATTTCTCCGTCCATCCTAATGTACTACCTTTAAAAGTAATCAGATTCTTTAACGCACTTTATTTTCTCAAGGTACAGTATAATGTTTAACCTCAACCGAACGAACCGCAACGCCCTCACGACCATCGCGGTCGTCCTGGTTCTGATCTTCGTCGTCATGGCCACGAGGAGCTACTACGAACCGATGCCGTTAGTCATCAAGACCAGAAACGAAGGTTCTATCTTCGATCTTCCGTACGACACGAAGTGCGTCGCCGGCAGCGACGACCCGGACGCGAGCACCTACTCCACGTTCCGATCGGGTGGCATCTGTGGTGCTGAAAAGTTGATCCGCGACCAAGCTGACTACGAAATTATCTAAGCAATAAGTATAAAATGGCATTGGTGACTTCGAATGCGTCGATTCCCGACCTCGCCTATGAATATCACACAGTCACTGTGGACAGCATTGGTCAGAGTAGTGCCAACGCCTTTGTGGCATACCTTCAAAATCCAATTCGCAACGTGGTCCAAGCCAGACTCTTGGCCTGCCACGTGCACTCCAACGTTCAGACGGAACACCTCTACGTATCCATCGACGAACTCGACACGCACTTCAACGACCGCGCCGCCATTTCAGGCGCGGCCAGTAACGCACACGCGGGTCAGGGGAACCTGTCCATCGTCCGCAGTGCCTTTGGAAGCGTCATCACCGATGCGACGACCCACGGGGCATCGGATGGAAACGCCTTGATTACGTTCAAGGATGAGTATCCAGTGGTGGCGCAGTACATCGACCCCATCCGACGCATCGACAAGTTGACGGTGTCTTTGTTGGACCAGAACGGTGCCACCATTAAGAATTCCACCGATGCCGGTGCGAACTTTTTGGTGCTCCGATTCATCTGTAGAAAACCAAACCTTTAATTTTTCTCACCACTTAGTAAAGATGTCCACAGGCGTCGCCCAACTCGTGTGCCTGGGCGCTCAAGATGAATGGATCTCGAGCGAACCAGAAATGAGTCATTTTTCAGCAACTTACAAACGACACACCCCGTTCTCCCAATGTGTGGAAAAACAACAAATTCAGGGGGCCATTCGTTCAAACTCGTACTCGTCCATCACGCTCGCCAAAAATGGCGACCTTCTGGGCTACACCTACTTCACCGTGGACGACGGCACGTCCGCTGTGGAAATTTCAATCTGGAGAGACCTCATCGAGAGTGTTCAGCTCGTCGTCGGCGGGCAAGTCATCGACGAACAGACGTCTGAATTTTCTCAAAACGTAGCGCTCGATATGTTCGCCAAGAACATGTCCAAAGGGTCCCTCGGTCCAGGTGGTCGTGAATCTTGGTTTTACCCGCTTCGATTCTTCTTTTGTGAAAACATGCAGAGCGCCCTCCCGGTGTGTGCCCTCGGCTACCAGGAGGTGGAACTTCGCATTCGATGGGGTCCGAACGCGGGTAATTACACCTGGGAGTGCCATTCCAATTATTATTTCCTAGACACCGAGGAACGTCGACAAATGATGTCTCAAACGTTGAACATGCTCATCTACCAGATTCAATCCTGTCCGGGTTCGGGGGAACTCACGCAAGAGCTCACGTTCAATCACCCCGTGAAATTCATCGCGTCCGCAAACACATTCACGGGAAGTACCCTCACGGCACCGGATAATCGCATCAAATTATCCATCAACGGCACGGAGATGTCCTCCTATAAGTGGGCGCGTCCAAACTTTTTAGATGTCAGTGCGTATTATCACACCAAAGCGGTGACCTCCCCGGATGTGTTCATGTACAGCTTCGGGAACGACACCACCAAATTGCAACCCACGGGGACGTTAAACTTTTCGAGAGTGTCCACCTTTAAAATTCACAGTGAATCAAAAAATCTCATTGATAAAATTTATGCATGTTCCTATAACATCTTTACCATAAAGAACGGTATAGGTGCTCTTCGATTCGCAAATTAAAATACTCATTTATATAAATGGTGAAGAACCTTAATACCGTGGAACGCGGGGAGAAAGTTCGCATTGGTAAGCTCCAGGCTCACACACAGGCTGACAACAGCATCGTGGTGAATGCCTCCGACACCATACTCCAGGCACCAAACAGTGGTTTCTTCGTGGCACCCGTCCGAGAAGATGTCGTGGCCACCACCAACGTGTTGGCGTACAACTCCACGACGAAGGAAATCGTTCAGACATCCGTGGTTGCGTCGGATAAAAACCTTCAGCATGTCACCGATACGGGAAACATAACCACACAGGTCGTCCAGTTCACAAACGGCTTCGTGGCATCCGGTCTCGTACGATTAGGAGGAAATACGACACCCGAACATTCACTCGACATTGGCTCAAACATTTACCTCGATGACACCGGGTCGTCGGGTAATGTCTTTTACGCCAGAGGTAACGTGTACATCGAAGGGAATCTCACAGCGGTCGGCGAGACGACATTCATCTCTTCGAAAAACATTTCCATCACGGACCCCATCATAGAGTTGGGTCAAAACAATGTGAACGAAAACTTGGTGTACGACCTCGGGGTGTTGATGAAGAGACCCGGTGATAACGTGGGCATCGTGTACGTGGAGGGCCGAGATGAAGTCCTCGTCGGGTACACCGCCAACACGGCCAGCGACCGGTACGTGTCTACCACGGCCAATCTCTTGACGATGAACGTGGCCGGCGACCTCTACGCAAACACGTACTACGGGGATGGTCGGACACTCACGGGATTGGCCTACACCGTGGACCTTGAAGACAACGTGGCGCGCATCGAAGTCTTGGAGACTGACACCGCGTCAAACGTCCTCCGTGTGTCGAACTTGGAAACCCAAATGTCCTCCAACGGTATTAGAGTTGGGAACTTAGAATCAAATTTAGCCGCGAACAGCGTTCGCATCGGCGTAAACACGTTAGACATATTGGATAATTCACAAAGAATTTCCACCTTGTACGCCTACCACGCATCGAATGTTATTCGAATCGCCAACTTGGAAAGTAATCTCACCGACAACGTGTACGTGCGCATTAGTGATTTAGAATCAGAGCTCGCAGACAATTCGGTGCGCATCTCCACGTTGAGTACACGATTGGCAGATAATAGTTTTAGAATTTCCCTCAATGCATCGAACATTGCCGAGCTGCACGTGACCTCCTCGAATAATTTTTCAAACATCGCCACACTTCAGGCGTATGCACTCTCCAATGGCATTCGTGTGTCGACCCTGGAAACATCGCTCGCGAGCAACGCCGCGGCACTCATCGACAACAGTGCGCGCATCAGTGCACTCGAAGTGAACCCGGTGTTCGAAGGGGTCATCACAGGGGATGGGGGGAACATTTCCAACATCACCCTTCAATACATCACCGACCTCGGGAACACGACATCGAACACGGTGCACCTCACAAACACCGGGGTCTCACTGAAGACGGACGGGTTCGTGGGTATCAACATCGAACCCCAGTACGAACTCCACGTCGGTGGTGATTTCAAAGCCACTGGAAATATTATTTCACAACATCTCACACTCAATGGGTTGAATAACGAAATCCGAGGAAACACCACCATTCAAGGGAATCTCTACGTGCAGGGGGTGACCACTCACCTCTACTCCGATAACGTCTTCATCGATGACCCCATTCTCGGAGTGGGCAACAAGGGCGTCGCGGATTCAGGCATTATCATTTCGTGCCAAAACCCATCCAACGTCATCTTTGGCTACGATGGCAGTGAGAGTGAATTCGTCGTGGCATATAGCACCGATAGCATCGAAGGCACCACACTCACCCCAGATGCGAGCCAGATGCTTGATTTCAGAGTGTACGGGGACATACACTCGAATACTTTGACGACCGTAGGCGACGTCATCGTCGGTGGGAACCTCGAAGTTCGTGGGAACACGACTTTTTTGAATGTGGACAACTTGGCCGTGGAAGACGCCGTCATCAAGGTGGCGGCGAACAATCAGGTCAATACCCTCGACATGGGTGTGGTCATGGAACGTCCCGAAGCCAACGTGGCCGTCGTGTACCGCGGGGATGAAAGAGAACTCATGTTGGCGTACACCACCGATGATCCCTCGGGGGTGAACATCACCCCAGCCACTGGGAAAAGTATCAACGTACACGTGTACGGTGAACTGTTCGTTGACGCTGGCATCAACGCCTACACGACGAGCATCACTGCAAACACCTTCATCGGTGATGGTGGACTCTTGTCAAATTTAGTCACGGATTTACAAAGTGTCACTGAAAATGGCGCAGACTCGGACAAGACCATCGTACTCACGAATGCCACGGAAGGTATCAATGCAGACTCGAACATCGTCTCGAGAGGGTACTACTTTGGAAATGGGGAGTTTCTCACAGGTGTTTCGAACGCTCTCGTCACGAACGCACTCATCACGAGTAATACGACCACCTTGAACCTAAACATCGCCTCGAATGTGAACACCATCAACGGTAGCATCCATGCAAACGTGAGCACCATTAACGACAGTATCTACGCCAACACAAACACTTTGAATCTTAACATTGCCTCGAATGTGAACACCATCAACGGTAGTATCCATGCAAACGTCAGTACCATTAACGACAGTATCTATGCCAACACAAACACTTTGAATCTCAACATTGCATCGAACGTGAGCACCATCAACGGTAGTATCCATGCAAACGTCAGCACCATTAACGACAGTATCTACGCCAACACAACCACGTTGAATCTTAACATCGCCTCGAACGTGAGCACCATCAACAGTAGTATCCATGCAAACGTCAGCACCATCAATGACAGCATCTATGCAAACGCAACCACTTTGAATCTCAACATCGCCTCGAACGTGAACACCATCAATGACAGTATCTATGCAAACGCAACCACTTTGAATCTCAATATCGCCTCGAACGTCAACACCATCAATGACAGTATCTATGCAAACGCGACCACTTTGAATCTCAACATCGCATCAAATGTGAACACCATCAATGACAGTATCTATGCAAACGCGACCACGTTGAATCTCAACATCGCCTCGAACGTCAGCACCATCAACGACAGTATCAATGCAAACGTGAGCACCATCAACAACAGCATCTACGCAAACGTGAGCACCATCAACAACAGTATCAATGCAAACGTGAGCACCATCAACAACAGTATCTACGCAAACGTGAGCACCATCAATGACAGTATCTACGCAAACGTGGCCACCTTGTACACGGATATCACCACGAATGTGAACACACTGAATGATGCCATCGACTTGAAAGCAGACATCCTGGACCCCCACTTCACATCAAACATCACGGTTGGGTCAAACGTGACCACGAGCACGCTCGCCGTGTCTACGCTCACCGAGGGACGCGTCCCTTACGTGGGTACAAATAGTTTCCTCACGGACCACGGAGACCTCACGTTCACCCAAGGTGCACCGAGCTTGCTCAGTGTCGCTGGGGATGTGAACGTCTCGGGAAATCTCACTGTGCAGGGCACAACGACCCTGTTGACGACTGAAAACACCGCCATCAAAGATGCCATCGTTGAACTCGGGAAAGAAAACACCAGTGACACTTTGGACATGGGTCTCATCATGCAACGACCGTCCGCGAACGTCGCTCTGGGGTTCCGTGGAGATGAACAAGAATTCATGATTGGACACACACTGAGCTCAGCCTCGGCGTCGGACCTAGTCCCGGACACTGGAAACGCGCTCGCCGTGCACGTCTACGGGTCCTTCGAGGTGGGCACATCCAACCTGTTCGTGAAATCATCCACCGGAATGGTCGGCGTACGCACGAATATTCCCACCTTTCCACTACACGTCGCCGGCGATGCGAAAGTAGATGTGCTCAACGCCACGGGACTCAGTGTGGCTCCGGACACGGATATCACTGGTATCGTGGGTCGAGCAAAAATTGGATACATGGGTATCGCTGATGTGTTCGGTGTCTCCCACGTCGACCACGCGACGGCGACGAACTACGCTTTACTCCAAGACTCTTCGGGACACACCTACATAAACGCACCCACCGGGACGAACATTCACTTCAGCGAAGCAGGTGCCACGAAAATGAAACTCTCTGGCGGGAAGTTGGGACTCGGTATCGACACGCCGCAGTTCACACTTGACGTCGGTGGCGATGCGAACGTGGCCACCATCAATGCATACACCATTCAGGGTGTGCAGACCCTGATTGTGGATTCGGAAAACACGGACAGTTCCCCGGTACGTATCAACACAAGTCGTTTACAACAAGATGTGGGCGTCATAGCTATTAATGACACGAGTGGAAATGCGTCAACCATTCAATTCGCCTACGATGGGACCGCACGCGTGGGTGTCGGTCGAGACGTTTCGAATAATTTTTACATCACCGTGCACGACGGTGCATCGTGGCGAGACCAGACATTGGTGGCCAACGCCGCGACTGGGTATGTATCCATAGAACAGAAACTCGGTGTCGGCACGAACGTATTCACCGGGTCCAATGTGCTTGAAATTGATGGCACCGCCAATGCCGTCGCGTATTGGGGTGATGGTGGGTTATTGTCAAACATCGCCGCGACGTTAGACGAAGTGTGTGTGAATTCAAACACAACGACACAAATAGTGTCTCTGTTAAACTCGCATACTGCGCTCACAACAGACCTCACGTCCAATGTTGGCATCAAGTTGAACCAATTGGCAAATGTGAACATCATCACGAACGAGCTTTTCGCCGAACAACGTCTCATTTATGATGGGTCGAACTGGATAAATGATTACAACGATAACAGTTTCATTCGAGTACACAACAACACCGGTGCGGACATTCCTAAAGGTAAAACCTTGTATGTGTTCAACTCGTTCAATAACAATGTCGCAAACGTCGCCTTGGCAAAATCTGATGACCCATCGACGATGCCATGCATCGGAATATCCACGGAAATCATTCCGAATGGTCAGGAAGGTTTGGCGACGACGTACGGTAAAGTTCAAAACGTCAACACGTCGGGATTCGTCGAAGGTCAGACACTGTATGTGTCGAACACCGTGGCTGGGGGCATCATGGCCACGAAACCATTTGAC